TGCTGCAACAGCAGCAATGGCTATGAGTCCTAAACAGACAAATGAAGATCGTCTTGAAGCTGCTGAAACTGCCAAACGTGAATCTGATGCTGAAATAAAACGTGAGTCTCGTGGCATTAAAAAGCCTGCTAACTTTGATGCTATGGAAGAATCTAAGCGTGATGCTCAAGATGCCAGAGATCGCAAGAAGATTAGCGGTATGGGTTACAAAAGCGGTGGCTCAGTAAGTTCTGCATCTAAACGTGCAGATGGTTGCTGTGTTAAAGGTAAAACTCGCGGAAAGATGGTGTAACTATGAAACTCGAACTAGGTGATGTATCTCCTTTAGCGGGGATGATGACGGGCAAAGGCTTGACTGGCAAACTGATACGTAGTGGATTTGGTGGGATGATGCCCCAAGCTATTGCCAAAGATGCGTACTCCGATGAAGAAGAAGAAAAACGCAAAAGGCAAGCTGCTGGCATATCTTCTATGAAAAAAGGCGGTAAAGTTTCTTCGGCATCCAAGCGTGCAGATGGCTGCGCTATAAAAGGTAAGACTCGCGGAAAAATGGTGTAATCATGAATAAACAAAAAATGAAACGCTACGCAGAAGGTGACATTGTTGAGGGTGAGAACCCAAATATTGACGATGAAACTCGTGCTCGTGCCCGTAAGTTTGTTGAAGACAATATGGAATCAGAGCCAGTCTCAAGATTTACACCTAAATCTGCAGCACCTAAAGCTCGCGGTGTTTCCAAGAAAGAATTGGAAGAGTCAGGTTTAAGTTTGCGTGACTACATGAACAAGCAGCAAGGTTTAACTCGCCGTGGTAGTTCTGTTGGTGAGGAAAAAGTACCTAAGCGCACTACAGCTAAAGAATCCACTACAGATACAGGTGATGAATCTGCTCGTTTGGAAAGCCGTTATAAGAAGCCGGCACCAAGGTATGAAACTTCATATGATCGCATGAACCGTAGCAACCGCGAGTCTGGTATTGATTTTGATTCTATGGTTGGCAAGTTAAAAGATCGCATAACCGGCGCTTCAGATCGTGGCCAAGATCGCATTCTTACCGGCATCAAAAAGAAGTCAGATGAAAATAAATTTATGGGTAGTACCAACATGAAGTCTGGCGGTAAAGTTTCTTCTGCTTCTAAGCGTGCTGATGGCTGCGCCATTCGCGGAAAGACAAGAGCTTAACCATGAGAGCAAGCCGTGGAATGGGAGACATCTCTCCCTCTAAAATGCCTAAAGGAGCTAAGAAAGCTCGTAGGGATGACACGGACTTTACTCAATACGCAAAAGGCGGTAGTGTTAAAGATGTAACTAAGTCTTTAAAAAAGGCTGGATTTTATGGTGCAAGTAAACCCAAACGCTTGTCTATTATTAACAAAGTTACAACTAAACCTCAGCGAATAAAAATGGTTGATAAATTATTTTTAAGTAAAAAGTAATTAAGGCTACATCAAATGAAATCTTCTAAACCTAAAGATGTAAAGATGGCCGGAGGTGGTTTGTATGCCAATATTGCGGCTAAGAAAAAACGTATAGCCTCAGGTTCTGGTGAGAAGATGCGCAGTGTAGGCTCTTCTGGCGCCCCCAAGAAAAGTGACTTTGCTAACGCTGCCAAGACGGCTTCTTATAAAAGTGGTGGTTTAGCAAAACAAGCAGCTACCGCTATTGCTATGAAAGAAAAAGGTATTAAACCTAAGAATATGGCAGAAGGCGGTAAGTCTACAGTCAACTCCGCAGGCAACTATACCAAACCAGAGTTACGCAAGCGTATCTTTAATGCTGTAAAAGCAGAGGCTACAGCAGGTACGGGCGCAGGACAATGGTCAGCCAGAAAAGCCCAAATGGTGGCACAACGTTACAAAAAAGCAGGCGGCGGGTATCGTGATTAAAGCCTCGCAACAATCCCTTAAGAACTGGGGCAACCAGAAATGGCGCACTAAGTCCGGTAAGCCGTCCAGCAAGACGGGTGAGAGATATTTGCCTGAAGCAGCCATTAAATCTTTATCTTCCAAAGAATATGCGGCCACAACCAAAGCCAAACGTGTTGGTAAAGCCGCCGGTAAACAATTTGTAGCGCAACCTAAAACGATTGCAAAGAAAACGGCAGGATTTAGATGACAACTTCTGGAACAACAACGTTTAACCTTGACCTTACAGAAATTGTTGAGGAAGCGTTTGAGCGTGCTGGTTCAGAGTTACGTACTGGCTACGATTTACGTACAGCACGTAGGTCGCTCAATCTGCTTTTTGCTGACTGGGCAAATCGTGGTATCAACATGTGGACGTTTGAGCAGGGCACAATTACTCTGACCCAAGGTTTGGCTACGTATGCGCTACCATCGGATACGGTTGACCTGCTTGAACACGTTATTCGCACGGGCGCAGGTAGCGCATCTACGCAAGCTGACTTAACTATTACTCGTATTAGTGTTTCTACTTATGCAACAATACCTAATAAGATGCAGCAAGCCCGCCCAATTCAAATGTGGTATCAGCGTTTAGATGGTCAAACATCGGCCATAGGAACTACATTAAATGGCGGTATTACGGCTACGGCCACTACAATTACACTAACTTCAGTTGTTGGTTTTGCTACCAGCGGTTTTGTTCTTATTGATAATGAAACTATTCAATATAGTTACATTTCAGGTAACGTGTTGTCTAACTGTTTCCGTGGACAAAACGGTACAACTGCGGCATCTCATTCAACCGCAGCCGCTGTTTATGCACAAAACTTGCCATCTGTAACTCTTTGGCCTACACCCGATGGATCACAAACCTACCAATTCGTTTACTGGCGTATGCGTCGTATTGATGATGCAGGCAGCGGCGTTCGCACTATGGATGTACCTTTCCGTTTCTTACCCTGCTTGGTTGCTGGGTTAGCCTACTATTTAGCACTTAAAGTAGCAAACGGTGAGCAACGTCTACCTATTTTAAAACAACAGTACGATGAAGCCTGGCAGTTGGCCGCTGACGAAGACCGTGAGAAAGCCCCGGTACGTTTTGTTCCGCGCCGTATGTTTATTGGTAGCTCATAATGAGTAATAGATTTGCATCAGGTAAAAAAGCAATTGCAGAATGTGACCGCTGTGGTCAGCTATACCTGTTAAAACAACTTAAAACTGAAATTATTAAACAAAAAAGATATCAGTTATTGGTTTGCCCTGAATGCTGGGATCCAGATCAACCTCAGTTAATGTTAGGAACGTTTCCTGTAGATGATCCACAAGCTCTACGCAATCCACGGCCAGACACAACATATGTAACATCTGGTGTTAACAGCAGTGGTAATTTGTCTGGTGGATCACGAGATATTCAGTGGGGCTGGAACCCCGTTGGGGGAGCTAGTAATTTTGATGCGGCGCTAACACCAAATTACTTGGTGGCAACGACATTTGTTGGTACAGTAAGCATATCTTAAGGAGCTTAAAATGCACAAAGCGGATTTAAAACAGGACAAAAAGATGATAGCTGGGGCCGTGCACAAGCACGAAAAGAAGCTACATCCTGGCAAGCCAATGACAAAGTTTGCCAAAGGCGGTAAAACTAATGCCAATATGAAGTCTATGGGTCGTGGTATGGCTAAAGTTGCTAATCAGCGTGGGGGTTAATCATGGCTACATATAGTAAAAAAATGATGGGTAAAGAAGTTGGAGATGGCGCTGTTTATGCACCACCTCACACTATGACTGGTAAATCAGTTAAAGCTTCTACTAACCCTGGCTCTGGCCCTGACCGCAGTGATGCCAATACAGTCAATATGTCTGTTGGTAATATTAACCGCAGACCTTTTCCAGAAGCTAAGACAACTGGTATCGTTACCCGTGGTAATGGAGCAGCTACCAAAGGCAGAATTGCTAGAGGCCCGATGGCATGAATTACACCGCACTCAGCAACGCGATTCAAGCGTACACGGAGAACACGGAAGCAGATTTCGTGACTAATATTCCCGTGTTCGTTACGCAAGCTGAGCAGCGTATATTTAACTCTATACAGTTTCCGTCGCTTCGCCAAAATGTGACAG